ATACGGCGACCACCGAGATCTACACTCTTTCCCTACACGACGCTCTTCCGATCTTGAGTGCAACATCGCCGTCGGCCAGGGCCCACGCAGCTTTGGCAAGCGCACGGCAATTTGCAAGAAAGAAGGAATCACTAGCAGTCATCATCGCTCACCTCGATTTTGCCGACGCGCAGGCCGCGAATGATGGTCGGGATGGTCTCAATGTCGAGCGCCTGATCGTGCTCCATATTCTCGATTGAGGCCTTGAAAGTATTCTCGATGATGTCGCAGACGAGCTCGCGCGAATCGCGCGGGGCGTCGCCCATCATGACGCCGGCGATCTCCTTGCACAGGGCATCGCAGGTCGAGGAGACGGCATAGGCGATCTCGGGATACTTGACCGGCTTGCCGTCCTCGGCCTTGATTGACGGCATGCACAGGCAGGCATCGGCACCTACCGTGAGAATCAGCCCCAGGATATAGTCAGTCGTGAGAGTCATAATTGAAGAACTCCTTTGTTTGTGTTTGCTGGAATGTGAACATTTGTGCCCATGACCTGAACGATTTCTGCCGGGTTGTCGACTGGCACGATCTTGATATGGACACCGGGGTTTTGCCTGTCGATGGCGACCATGGGTATAACGGTCAGCCACTTTTGCGAATCGTCCACGATGGCACCGGCACCGACGCACTTGCTGCCGCGCGGGCGGCTCAGGCCGTCCAGAACCCATTTGAGCCCGCCGTAGACATTGGGAATGTCTCGGCGGCGGTCGCGCTCGACAAAGGTGACGTAGACGAGACAATGGGTCTCAGGCGGTCTCCAAGCCGCTTGCCGCATGGCGAGCGACGCATAATCGGCAACGAGAGTCACGTTCTCACGCTCGCGCGCGGCACCGGTATAGCGGGACGTGTTGACGGCCTTTATGTACTCATTCCAGCCGTCAACGTGAGTACGCTCGCCTTTGGGACTGAGCCGGTTTGACGGCACAAAGAACTCGAGTGGCCTCATACGAATCGCGATCCGCAGCACGAGCAATAGACATCGTCGCAAGAGACCTCTTGGTTGCACTCGCTACACGTGAAAATCACTGTATCGTTGACAAAATCTTTCATCGTGTCCTTGCTCGCCGTGCGCTCGGGCCTGTAGACCTTTCCGCTGGTAACTTTGATAAAGTCAGGGTCGCGCGCACAATCGATTTCAATTGAAAGCTCAGTATCGTCCAGCGCCTGCTTAATCTCGTCATCCGTCATTCCCATACTCCAATCGCTCGCTTGATTCGCTCGGCTATCAGGGCGCAGCTCGCGCCGGTCGCCACGGGATCAGGAATGTCCCCGAGCGCCGACAGGTCGCCCACGAGCTTTTCAAGCGCATCGAGGTCGGCCTTTACGTAGCTCGAGCCCTCGTACTGGATGATGTCAGGGGCTTCGTGCGCCTCCCTGTAACCGCAATGTGAGACGGAGAGGGCATTTGTCACACGAGTTGGCGAATAAGCAGCTACCTTAGTATTGGAATCGGTCAGTACGTCCTTGCTGGCGCCGGCTTTCTCGTAGCTTTCGCCCATGAAAAGGATCACATCGGGCGAGCCGTTGGTCGGTCCATAGTCAGGCAAAGACATGATGCGCTTTTTACGCTCCATATACCTTGTCCTCCAATGCATTGACTCGGCGCTTGAGCGTGTCAATCTCTCCGCGCATCTTGATAATTCGATACCTGCTCGTCTCGACAATCGCGTAGATCGGCTCAAGGGTCTTTTTGAGCACGATGAGAAAAACCATCGCCGTCACTGCCGCCGCCGCACTCACGATCGAGCAGATCATCGAGAGCATGCCTGCCGGCACGCCTAGATAAAGCGCGACCACGACCAAAACGACAATCGTCGCGAACGCGAATGCGAAGCTGTCAACTATTAAAGATTTCATCTATCTCCTATCCCCACCACTCGCGCATCGGCGGTGATGGATGCTTGTGATTGGGCAAATCGGACTCTTGAGCCGTTGGCATCGTGTCGTTGCCTGTTAGGTGAAGGAAAAGATTAACGATGCCGAAATCGGTCTCGACTGGTCTTTCGCTCTTAAATGGGACTCGTCGAGCCGTCGTTTTTGGGAAATACGTACTCACTGAAAATCCCTTCCGCGCCGATGACTTGAATGGCATCTACGTGAACACATCGCACGTCTCCGGTCTCAAACATCACGATCGCTCGCGGGTGAGACTCTTGTCCTGCCGGAAAGCCGTTGATAAGAGGCGAGGCCGGATGGGTCCAGGCCTCAACCGCGAAGTCAATGAGCAGCGCTCGCGCGCGCTCGCCCGGCATCTCGCTCACGTAACATGGAGTCAGTTGGTTATTCATAATCAGTTCCCTCAAATGTTTTGCTTGATGAAAGCGGTAGTCCGCTCAGAGAATGTCCAGGCACCTGATACCACGGCCTGTCGCTGCCTGCCCAGACGTACTCACGCGCGAACGGAGAGCAGTCACCAGATCGATCGCGCTCGAGCGCTTCTTTCTGACGGATGGCCCATCCATCGAAATCTGCAGTCGTTACTGTCACGACGGAGGTACTTTGGTATTCCCACCTCTCGCCATCGGCGCCGGTCACCTCGATTGCAGCATGGCTCTCATTCATCTCGCACGCCGCTACGATCAAAGATTGAATCGCCGATGACGGCATCGATTTCCGTGACGAACGAGCCTGAATAGTCCCTGTATCCAAAGCCAGAATTGCAGAGGCTTTGTCGATGCTCGCGAATGACCGCGTACCTCGTAGCATCTTCCTGATTGGCGAATGCGATGACTGGCTCATTCCAGGCGTCCTCCCACTCGCCACCGTAATCAATGACAAGATGGAGCTTGACCTTATGTTTGGCCGGCCGCTTCTCTTGTTGCCCGCTGTAAGGGTCAATAAGGTCGGCGAGTCGATAGACAGAATCCGCTGTGAACCAAAAGTTGTAATCAGAATCAAGGCCAAGCACGCGCTCGACCTCATCTGGGCAAATCAGGTCGAATGGATCAGATTTCTTGACATTCAGAATTCGCAAGTTTTCAGCCACCATATGGCGCAAAGCATTGCTAATCATCAGCTTCACCGACTCGATCGCCACAAGAGCTAATGAGATCAGCCAACTGATAGACGGACTCTGCTGTGTACAAGCAATCACCATCAGATTCAAGACCGAGAACGTCTTCAACATCGCCCCGATAAATCATGTCGAAAGGGTCTGATTCTCTGACCGGCAAAATCCGCAAGTACTCAGCGAGCACGTGGCGCGACGACCCGTTAATCATATTGACGTTCTCCATCTTCACGCTCCTCGTACTCGCAAAATCGCGTGCCACGCACGTTTTCGAGCAGAGCGTATGCATGATTCGTGCAGTTCAGCCTGTTGGTATGCTCAAGGTATCTAGCAGAGGTGCATCTTGGCTCGCCGTGATAGCCAACGCATTTGGCACACGTAACACAAGTGGGAATCCTGAGCCTGCGATGATTGATAATCACGCGCTTGATCGGATTAGTCATCAGCACTCCTTTCTAGCCACACAGAGACATTCCTTACTAACCATCTGCCTCTCACCTAAAATCTCCGCTCCGCATTCCGGGCAAAACTTAGGTACGAATGCCCCCATGTCTCCAAAGCCGATGTACTCCCAAAGCTGACCGTGCCATCCACAATCAGAGCACTCGAAAAAGCCGTCTTGCATCGGCTGAGCTGGTTTGAACGGGTCCGGCTTGTGTTTGACCAGATCCCTGCAAGCGGGAACGTCTATGAGGTCTGCAATGTAGTCATACGGACATTCCCACGGGTTGAGGCACTCGGGATAATCGATGTCCAGCACCTCAAACAGCTCTTCGACAGACCAGTTGGGCTCAGATCCGTCAGGATGTAAAAGCGAACAATCAATCAGGTCAAACTTCTCGCGCAGCTTGGCCGCAATCCTGCGGCGCACATCATTCATCATCTGTCACCACCTCTGCACCGCAGTAGGGACAGAATCGGAATGGGATTTCAACCTGAATGTCATTGCCAAAAGTGCGCCCCATGAGCGGCCTGCGCGTGAAGGTCTGGCCGCAATTCGAGCAAACATAACCAATGCGATCGCACGTACCATCAAAGGTGCAAGTCGGTCGGTCGATAAGGTCAGCAAGGCGGTAGAAAAGCGCACCGCTAGCTCCGCATTTGACGGCCTTGGCAATCCTTAGCAGATAGACAGCCGCGGCAAGAGTCGGGATTTGCGGAGGCCTCTCGTTGTCCATCTCCTTGCGCATCCAGCGCAATCTCGCGGCGATCTCACGGCGTTCCTTATCATTCATCTGTAGTCACACTCCAACATCTTGTAAATATCCAGCAGCAACGAGCGCTCGACGCGGATGGCATGGAGCAGGACCGTCTTATTAAGGTGATTCGGGATATAGCTCTCACTCTCAAGGTCCAGTTGCTCAATCAAGGCCTCGCGCCTCTCGATTGACTCGAATATGCCGTCCATGAGGTTGTCGGCCTCCCGCGCCTTGGCGATAATCTTCTTGTTAGTCATCGGCGATCCTCTTTCCGCAGAACGGGCAGTACTTGACGTTCTCGATTTGGCCTGCCGCAGTTCCATAGGTCTCGATGCTGTCGCAGTCCGACTCGCCGATGCAGACATCGAAAGTGAAATCAGTTTCAATTTCGATGTCTGCATCGGTTGGCCGTCAAAGCGACGCTCCAGGGACATAGCCCCGATTGGATGTGACACCAACTGGTAATGCGACACGTTGCGCACGGGCGCGACGCGAGGGCCGTCGCAGAAAAAGCAGTTCATTCGCTGTCACCTTGTACCTTGCAACCACAGTCGGGACAGTAGGTTGCATCGCTCATATACAGCGCAGCGCATCCACACTCAGAGCAGGCCATGCGTCCTTCCTCATCCTCGATGAGGTGGCCCGTTCGCTCTCTCATCCACCTGCTGCCGTCACCATCGAGTACAACAACATCAGCGGTCGAGCGATACGGGAGGTGCTGCTCGCCGGCAATCGCCCTTTTGTCATTCGTCGACATCGGTGATTCTCTTTCCACAATGGGGACAATTTATCGGCAAGCAGCCCATAACTTCGCAGAACACTCCGGCAAGCTCCGACCAAGTCAGATCTGGATTCCTGCGCATCGCATTGGCAATCGCAGTCGCAACAGGCTGCTCATCAAGCATTCTTTTAACAACGGGGCGAAGCTGAAGCTTTAGTTCCTTACGCTCTTTCTCGGTGAGGACCATCAGACCTCACCTCGAATCGAGTAGTTATACAGGTGACGGTCGTAGCTAATTCCAAGCTGCCTTACAATCTCATCAATGGAGCATGAGAACGGCATTCTCTTGACGCTTGCGACCTGCTCGGACACATCCGCTGTTTCTTTTGACAAGTCATATCGGTACGCAAGACAAAATGCCGAGCGCCATCCTGTGTTTTTGGCGTTCTTGCCCTCGAAATGCTTGATCAGGTAGGCGCCTTCGCGCTCGCTAGCCAAAACAGCTCGGCGATAGATACCTGTGCTCTCTTCACTAACCTCAATCGATACGACTTTAAAGACGCTATCCTTATCGGCGTAATAGCAAAAGCCATCGCCTTTACAGGTCACTCTCACTTCTTTCCCGAAGCGCTTGCATCCGTTACAAAGGTATTTGTTTGTGAAATCTCGCATCGTATAGGTCTCGTACTGACACGAGCCGGGGATATAATCCTCACTCATTTCGCTACCTCCTTGTTTGCTTTCCATTGCTCGAATTCCTTACGGGTCTCGTTCTTGGCAAACCACTCGGTCAGCTCGCGCTTGAAACGCTCGGCGAACTCATCAGCGCTCATAATGTCCCTCGCAAAGCTCGAGCTCGTGGCGCATCATGAGCCAAAAGGCGAGCATGACAGCGCCGACCATGACGCAGACGAGCGCCATGTTGATCAAAGGGGGCAGGCTGTCGATGAAGGTACAGACCGGCTCGACCATGAGCACGAGCGCGAAGAAGGCAGCGGATGTTACAATTGCTTTGGTCATTTTGCTTACCAGCTTTCCTTGACCGTTGGCCTGGTGGTGTTGCAGCACTACTAGGCCTTTTCTTTTAGATGTTGATCGCCACATCGTGAGGCACGGCATCAGGTTGGCTACCGGTCGAAAGGAGCTAACCGGCTTGCCGTTGAGCCACCTTGCGATTGGCAGGACATGGCACACGTACTGACCACCGCCAAAAGGTCGTACCTCACGATGTGGCGATCAGGTAGCGGACTAAGCCGCCTTGTCGCCGAGGTCGTCCAGTGAGCAGCCGATGATTTCAGCGATCTTGCAAACTTCGCACCAAAGCCAAGGCTGTTCGCCATTCAGCTTGTTGCGCAGACTCCTGGTCGTAATCCCCAGGCTTGCAGCTAACCCACTCTTGGAGTTGCCAGGCTTCAACAGCCAAGCACCAACCTCATTACAGATTGACTTACACATTTTCACACCTCCTCACCTGCGAAAGTAGCTTATTGGCTACTTAAGAATAGTAGCCAATTGGCTACTTTGCAAGCAAAAAAATTCGCCTATAGGCTATTTTTTTCCGAATTGGTACAATTAAAAAAGAAAGGAGGTCTCTCATGTCTTTCGGAAAAACTTTAAAAAGAGTGATGGATGAGCGAGGCCTGAAATCAGTTGATCTCGCGGACGAAATGGTGTCGGTACAATACATTTCCAAGCTGATGAATGACAGGGTGAAAAGCCCCACATGGGATAAGGCCCTAAACATCATCGAAAAGCTTGGTATGACTCCGTCAGAATTCAGATCAATTGAAATTGAAATTGAATACGACAGCCAGGCGCACAAAAGAAAAGCTCGTTGAGTGGTCAAGACTCAACGAGCTTTAGTCCAGTCCCAAACGGCAGAACGGACAATTACATTATGGCAGAAAAAGCGGTCATCTACGCGAGATTTAGCTCAGACAAGCAGCGCGAGGAGTCAATTGAGGACCAGGTGCGTGTCTGTGCCCAATTCGCGGCATCCAAGGGCTTTAAGATCGTAAAGACCTATACGGACGAGGCGCGATCTGGCACCAATGCCGCCGGGCGCCCAGGCTTTCAAAAGATGATTCTCGATGCCCAGGCACAGCGCTGGACAAAGGTGATCGTCTACAAGACCGACCGTTTCGCGCGCTCACGTTACGATTCGGCGGTCTACAAGGCCAAGCTGCGCAAGTGCGGCGTGGAGATCGTGACTGCTGCTGAATCGGTGCCCGATGGACCAGACGGCATCATCCTTGAGTCGGTGCTCGAGGGAATGGCCGAATACTATAGCGCCAATCTCGCGCAAAACGTCAAGCGCGGGATGGAGGGTAACGCCCTCAAGTGTAAGCACAACGGCGTCTCAATCTTTGGGTATGACCGTGGCGCCGATGGATACTATGCCATCAATGAACACGAGGCGGCAGGCGTGCGCATGGCCTTTGACATGTGCGCCGCAGGCGAGACCAAGGCCGAGATCATGCGCAGGCTCAACGGCATTGGCTACAAGACCGTCACCGGCAGGCCGTTTAGCAACGAAGCGGTGAGCAGGCTGCTCAACTGCGAGCGCTACATCGGCACCTACACTTGGGGCGATTTCAGAAAAGAGAACGGCATGCCGTCCATTATCAATCGCGACCTTTGGAACAGCGCTCATGCGCACATGGCGTCCCGTGGTCGCAAAAGGCGAGGCAAGATGAATGCTGAATATCTACTGTCAGGTAAGATTTACGATGCCGACGGGAATCAATTCGAGAGCGATTGCGGCTACGGCGAGAACGGCAGGCAGTACCACTATTACCGCTGCCGCAAAACCAAGGTGTCGATGCGCCGTGACGAGGTCGAGGACAAGGTGATCGGCGCATGCGCGCGCCTGCTCAATGAGAATCCCGATCTTGACGAGCGTATAGTCGACATGGTACTAGCGCGTCAGGACAAAGACGCCGAACAGGAGATTTCCGCGCGTGAAGCCCTGAGACGCCGAATAACGGACGTTGAACGTGAGATTGATAACGCTATCGACCTTGCCTGCAAGCTCGGCTCTACGGACCGAATGGCGGTCAAAATCAACGGTTTGCAAGACGAGCTCACAGCACTCAAGGCCGAGCTCGACGAGATTAAGCGCGGAGCACCACTCATCGACCGAGACATGATCTTGTTCGCGCTCTACAAGATGCGCCAATCGGACGGCCCCCGCGGGATGGTCGCCGCCTTTGTCGACCGAGTGACGGTCAACGATGACGGGAGCCTGCTGGTGCAGTTCATTTTGTGCCGTCCTAGCAGCGAAAACAAAAAACCCGAACCCTCCAATGGAGAGTTCGGGAAACTCAGCTGTGGTAGCCCGTACCAGATTCGAACTGGTGATCTCCGCCTTGAGAGGGCGGCGT